AGACTTAGTTGTCCCTTAGAATCTGCAGTAGCCATAAAATCATTGGGGTCAGAGTACTTAGCTAGCATGGCAGGGCTTTTATCCAGCTCTCCAGGTTTAAGCTTCCTCCCCAGCCAGCTACTCCGCAGAGTATTCCAGGAGGGGGAGTTTCTGGCAGGACAGCTGCTGGAACTATTACACAGCGAGAGCCTGCTCCTGAGCCAGACCAAGGGGCCTTCTTGGATTCTCAATTGCAATCTACTGAGGGGAAAATCTTCAGGGCTGAGAATGAGAAATATGCCCTGGAAGCTAAGCTAAAGGAGATTGCCTCCCAAAGCGACATGGTTAATAGGAATACAAATCCTGGAGTTCCTACGGAACAGGCGCCTGCACAAATAAGGGAAATCCAGCCTGCTGGGCTGGGAAGGAAGCTTAAACCTGGAGAGCTGGATAAAAGCCCTGCCATGCTAGCTAAGTACTCTGACCCCAATGATATTATGGCTACTGTAGATTCTAAGGGTCAGCTAAGTCTTTCCAATACGGCGCAGCAAACCGGGGCTAAGATTATCCAGGTGAATAAGGAGCAGACTGATATCCAAGGTCAGATGGACCTTATCAAGAAAGAGATGGATATTAATACTAGGGAAGCTCTTCTAGGAAAATTTCATGCGGATCAGGTAGAGCAGCAAACTGAAGCTCTGGGAATCTTTAGAGCTAAGGCTGAGCAGCAACTTGGAATCACGCAGCTTCGTGGGCAGCTTCAAGCTTCTATTCAGAGGGATCAAGCCAGTCCTAATTATAGACTTTTTAATGGGATAGATAGTCCTGGAACGGAGCATATTAGAAAGCTAGTGCAAGCGTCTGAAGGCCAGGTTGAGACGGTAACTCAAGAGATGGCTAAGGCTGACCCTATGTTTCGTAGGAGGGTTACTGAAGTCTCAGATTTCATTGAGATGCAACAGAGGCACATTTCTCAGATGCTCTTGCGTCAAAGTCAGAATGAGCAGAAAACTTGGCAGAGGGAAGAGATTACAGCCCAGAAGGTGGATGCTGCCACAAGTGTTGTAACCCCAATCGGACTAGAAATTGTAGCTGCTAGGAACCCCGAACTTGGCTCCGATCTTGAGGCTACTAAGGTTCAAACTTATAACCTGCTAACTTCGAATGCTACAAAACTTGAAGCCCAGATGCTTTTGGCAATGCCGGATAATCTTTCTGTCTACCAGGCTGCTGCGATGGGGGCTACCATGGCAGATTCCTACATTGCTAAGAAGCAGCAGGAGCTGACAGGGGATCTCCCAAATCAGACTATGCAAGATCTTAAAGACATTCGAACCATGGTAAGCCCTGCTGGAGAAGCCATGCTAGAAGATGCTATGAAGAAGTATGGCACAGGTAAGATGAAGGAGGAGTGGCAGGGGCAGAAAGGGCAGAGAATGCTCTCTAGTAAAACTGCGGAGGGAAGGCACCAGGCACAGCTTCAAATGCTTGGGAATGCTATCTTCCTTAAATCCAAGGAGAAGGAAGCTCGATTCTATAATCAAGTCAATAGCTGGAAGCCTATCAATGGAGTTTCCCTCTATGACCTTCCTGAGGTTAAAGAGCTTCTCCTGAAGAATCCTAGTGTTTCCATGAAGGAGATGTTTCAGGAATACGTTGGCAAAGCCCCCAAGGAAGTCAAAGCAGTTCGGCAGCAGCAGCTTCAAGACATTGCTACTGGAAATGCCAAGCTTCTGAATGCCGGAATGCTGGGACAGATCACTAGAACAGATGAGGTAAAAAATAAGATGACTTCCTACGGTTTAGCTGATATCTTAAAGCCTCGAAGTGCTTCAGAAACAGACCTAATCGGAAGGTCAGAGCTTACCAATCCTATTGATATCTTTGGGTCTTTGCAGTAAACGAATGAAGGAAAAATGATGAGCCTAGAAGAGTATACCGGAGAGCTGAGTGATACGACTCTCCAGAAGTTTGGTAATGACACCAGCATGATGGAGACTCTTCTGGGGGTTCCAGCTGCTGCTATTGTGGACACCGGAGTGACTATCTGGAATTCCGTAACTCCCGAAAAATATAACTATGATACTCATGACGTTCTTCAGGGAATGAATGAGAACCTGGCTACTATTTACAATGAGAATGAGGGAGTTGTAAAGGGGCTTTCCTTTGTAGCTGGGATTGTAGCACCTGCCGGAGCTGCCCTTAAAGGGATGAGTATGCTTCGTTCTGGGATCAAGGGAGCTAGCTGGTTCTCCACAGCAGGTCAGACTCAGCGGCTTGCAGGGATTAAGGCTGCCTACGAAGGCTCCAAGGGGGCTAGTAATATAGTTAATGGGCTTGTAAGGAACGATGTCTTTGCGCAGGTAGGGAATGCCGTAGTTGATGCAGCAGTTCTTGAAGGGGTCCTGTATATGACTATGAATGCTCATCCCTATATGGAGGATTATGTAAAAGACCCCTGGAAGAATGCTGGGATTAACATGCTGATTGGGGTTCCTCTCATCACAGCTGGGAATCTCATCTCAGGCTTTCGGGCTATCAAGGATGTTAAACAGGGTGTAGATATTTCCAATGCTAAGACTGCCCTGGAAGGTACGAAACAGTTTAACATTACTGAGAATCTTTCTGAGCAGGTAGCAGTCCGTACTAATAATGCGGACAATTGGACGGAGATGCTTAAGAATCCTGACTTGAGCGAAAGAGCTGCGGCCCTTGTTAAGATCAATCAGGAGAATAGCGCAGCCGAGGCGGTCATTACCTTTGATAAGATGCTTTCGCCTGGATTTGAATCCTCTCTGAAAACCCTTCCAGCTGGGGTAAGGCAATCTTACAAGAATACCCTTATTGAAAAGTTCTCATCGCAGCCAGATAGATTCACTGGAATTGATGGGGTTTCTTTCTACAAGGCTGGAGAGCTGGCTGATATTACTAAAGCTGCTCCTGCTGGAAAGGCCCTTCTAGGGGGTACTATCCTTCCTGGTGAGACTATTCCTCTGATTCGTACCACTGTCACTAAGGAGGGGGATGAGCTTGTCAAGGGAACCCGTGTAATCTATAGCCCTACTCATGACGCTTTTCTACTGACAGAAGATATGAAAGTTTATGGTAGGGCTGTAGATGCTGGATTTACGGAGGGCAATCTTCTTAGCAAGGTTAATAAGAATTCTCATCTGACCCCCAATGGGGATGTAGTGCTTGGCTTGGAGAGGATGACTTCTGCTATGGTAGATGCTCATTTCCTCCAGCAGCTGAAGCACTTTGATGAGCTACCTGTTAAATCTCTGGAAAAGGTCAGACTAGCTGAAGGGGACTTCGGTAGCTTGCAAGGCTTTCTGGCCAGGATTCAAAAGGAGATGGGGCCAGAAGGAACCCTCGATCTACGGTCGGTGAGCTTGGAGATAGGGGGTAAGCAGGTAGGAATTACAGATGCTTTTGGTATGCTGCAGGAGGGTAAGATTCTTAAAGCTGAAAGCCTCCTAGCCAAGGGAGTTCCTCCTGAGGTTGTAAGCACCTATGTTAATATGCCTGTAGATACAGTCCGTGCTATAGCCGGAGGAGTTCCTACGCATGACATTCTCGCAATGGACTTCAAACTCTATGCGGATGCCTCCGTTATCCCTGATGCTCTCAAGCTAGAAAACCGAAGTCTTGTCCTGAAAACCAATATGAAGAAAGTTCCTCATGCACAGGTGAGGGCTAATATTGGAGGAACTCTTATGGACCAGGCTGAGGACCAGATTAAGACAGGTATATTCTCTGGGGCTGCACAGATTTCCCCCCACTTTGCAGCCTGGAATCAATATTTCAATGGGACTGACTTTAGTTACCTACGGGATATCATGAGACAGAACCTTTCCAAAGTTGTTAATACAGCAATGGGAACCAAGTTCGTAACCTCCACGGACATGGCTCTCAGGGACATGGAGGATATTGGAAGGATTGCTACTAACTTGGGTAAGCAAATTAACGAGCTGCATTTCCAGTCTGTAACTCGAGCCTTTGCCCCTATCAAGAATACTCTTTCCACTGTAGCCAAGGATGATGCAAGCCGGACAGAGTACAACATTGCCAAGCATGTCTATTCCAAGGAGTCAGGATACCTGGAATACAAGAACGGAAAGATTCTTGTGCAGGACAAGGAAACTCCCATGATTGCTATTGGTAAGGATGCCAACGGTAAGGACATCATGGGGAGGAATATGAAGCCTGCTCAGTATAAGGGGGTGGATTTCAAGATTCGAACTCCTGCAGTAAGGGAGCTTTTCGAGTGGCATCAGTCTATTGGTAAGGAGCTATATCACCAAGCCAATGTCTTGAGGTCAATCCCTGGAACTGGAAAGCTTGCAGACCGTGGCTTATGGATTCCCTCTTTCAATCCTAAGGATAAGTTCATTGCCTATGTGATTGATAAGAGTACGCTGGAAACCATGCTACTCCATGGAAAAACTGAGGCAGACCTGCAAGATGCTATTAAGGCTTTCTCAACTAAGACAGGGGTGCAGGTAGGTAATACCCATGACATTATCCAGCACGGTACTGAGCAGGCTATGTACAATGCCTTGAAGGGTCGCCATGATCCTATGTTCATGAGGAATGCAGACGTTGGAATGGTTCATGGAGGCTCTAGTGCAGAAGCTAGGATCTCTACCACGGCAGAGTCACTCGTGGATGCAGTTAATGCCATTGAGAATCAGCTCAGATATAATGTAGGAAGCATGGTGGAGCTGCAACTCTCGGATGTTTTTGATCACCTCAAGACAGTCAGTAAGATTACTCAAGCCCCCTTTGCTGGTCAGCCGGTTAACAAGTTCATTAAGCAGCCCAAGGATGCAGCACAGGTTGTTATGAATACAATCCTAGGAAAGGCCAACGCCAATGATGTATTCCTCTGGAGAGGAACCAATGAGATTTACGAAGCTATCCTAGAGAAGGGACTTGGAACTATTGCGAAAGTAATAGAACCTATCCTTGATACGGCTAAGGGTAAAATTGGTAGGGGGCAAACCCTTTCCGATTTGAAATACACTGAGCTGGAGAAGGAGCTTAAAGCTAGAGGAATCCCCTTTATTTTTGATGGCTTTGAGGAGGCTGCTGCAAGGCAAGCATTTCACACCGATAGGACAGTTAGGAGTGAAGCCTTGGCTCCTAGGATCACTGTTCTTATGAATACCTTGGCTGCTACCTCCCTTCTGAAAATGGGGGAATTGGGCCAGGCTTATGTGAATGCTATCTCCCTTCCTATCCTTATGACTTCGGAGATTTCCAGCAAACTCCCTGCTAAGTTCCTTAATGCAGAGCTGGTAGGGAATCCACAACTTGGAGTTTCTAAGACCATCTTTAACGGCTTCAGGTTTCTTTTCACTCCTGAGGGCAAGAGGGTCATGGAGCTTGGAAGGAAGGAAAATCTTTTCAAGGGAGTTGTATCTGAGGTTGATGAGCTTTTTAGAACTACTAGGCAGCTGGAACCTGGCGCAATTAGTAAATTGGAGTCCGCTGCCAAAAGTAATATCGTAGAAGCCCTGAGCTTTGCCACTAATCAGTCAGAGCAACGAGTTAGGGAAATGGCTTTCTCCACCGGCTGGTATATGTCCAAGGAAGCTTATCCCAAACTGGCAGATAGTGGAAGGATGATCTTCGCCCGAGACTTCATGGATAGGGTTATTGGTAACTACACCGCTTCGCAGAGACCTACCATGTTCCAGGGAACTTTCGGAGTTGCAATGGGGCTATTCCAGACTTATATGCTTACTATGGCTCAGAGCATGTACAGACATTTGGAAAGGAGGGAATTCAAAGCTCTTGCTAAGATGATGCTTGTACAAGGGGGAATATTCGGGGCCAAGAGTCTGCCTGGATATAACATTGTAAGCGAGCACATCGGGGAGCACTTCTCAGATCAGAATGTGGATCTTACAACTGGAACCTTCCGGGCTTTGCCTACTGCCCTAGCTGAGAGTATTATCTACGGGCTGCCCAGCACTTTCGGACAGGCTTCAGTTACTTCCCGTGGTGATATCCAGCCTAGAATCCCTGATCCTACCTTGGGGATCAATGCAATCCCTGCTGTCAACTTGACAAACCAGGCATGGCAGGCTATGGCTAGGGTGGCTAAAGCAGTCTTTTCAGTAGATCAAACTGCTGGACAGGGAATTATGGAGGCCATGACCTTGCAAAGCATCTCTCGTCCTATTGCTAGACTGTCAGAATTTGCTAGTGGGCAGGCTATCACAGGAAGGGGGAACCTGATTGCAGGCCCGGATCAGATTTACACCTGGCAAAGTGTTGTAGCTAGGGCACTTAGTACTCGGCCTATTAGTGAGGCTAGAGCCAGAGATGCCCTTCACTTGAATAGCATGTATGGAAGTATCGACCGGGATAACAGGTCCGCTATTTCCATGAAGCTTAGAAGTCATATGAGAGGAGGTACACTTAATGATGAAGTAGTGGGAGAGTTGGCTAATGAGTATATGAGAACTGGCAGTCCTACCGGCTGGAACAGTGTGGTTAATAGTGCAATTGGACAAACCATGCTCCCAGCGGAGAGTACTGTTAGAAACTACCTTGCACCTGATAGCCCAACTCTTGCGTTGATTAATAACATGTACTAGGCTTCGCCTAGGCAGAGAAAAGCCCCCTCTCCGATGTTCTGGATTGGGGGCTTTTTGTTTTTTCCTAAAGGGGTTCTACGTCCTGAGGAAGATGTAATTCTTCCGTAGAAATGGGAGGGAGGGGTGTATGACCTTGGTGAGTTATCATCCAGTTATCTACCTGCTGTCGAATTGCATAGCTGGTATCCTTGTATTCCTCTGGGGAAGCCTTAACTTTATAGGAGGCTCCGCAGCTGCATTTCAGGGAAGTCTTATACATTATGGGTTCCTTCCACTCCTCTACGCATTCTTTCCAGAGTTCGCTGTTGAAGCCAGTGCATGGCCTCCTCAATATGAGTAAGGGCGCAGGCATTAGCCTTGCAGGAGTAGGGACCTTTTTGGAAGCTGCGCAGTCTATCTGCTACGATGGCCAAGAGAACTTCATGTGTAATGCCATTTACCCCTATCCCCTCTTCAGAGATAGGGCCATTTTGGAAAAGTATATAGAGATAGTTATCCCCTTTGATAGCACTAGAATTAGTACGAATATCAAATCCATCAACATAATAAGAATGACAGGCTCCCCCTTGTCCTGGCTCATCCAGAACTTGAACAATAAGCCTATCATTGGCGGGATTTACCTGATGGTCCGTAAGGTTACGCATTTTTACTACTCCTTGTTGAAAAGACCTAGTTAAGAAATCTCAAGAGTTCCACGCAATGCTCTGCCTGATTAACTGCATCATCAAGAGCAGTATGTTTCTTACCCTCAAACTTAGGCTTAGCAATTCTCTTAATCTGATTCGCCAATGTGTAATAGCAGTTAATCTCCCTGTGACTCCAGGCATCCCCTAGAAAGAATTTCTCCATGTAAGCTTCTAGGATGGGGAAATCAAACTGCGCATGTTTAGAGAATAGCTGCCGTTCTGCTCCGTTATCCTTGCCCTTCAGAAGGAAATTAAGGAACCTACATATCACGTTCCTAGGAAGTTCAGTCCCTCCAAAGGTTTCCTCTATGACTTCCTTAGGCTGATCTCTCCACCACAGCATTGTGTCAGGATCAGTGTTTAGGCCAAAACGATGCTCAAAGAAAATTCTTTCATAGAATCTTCTATCTTGAGAGACGCCTTCGTCTAGGTTAAAGAATACTGCACCTATTGAAAGTACATGGCAACCAGGTCTTAGACCTGTGGTTTCTATGTCGATCATGATTCTATTAATTTCTTTACTCACTATCTTTTTTCTCCTTATCCTCTTGCAATTTCTGAAGATACGCTACCCCATCCTCAGTTAGCCTGTAAAAAACTGCGTGCCCTTTCCCTCCTAGCATCCTCTCTGCCAGGCCCTTCTTGCTCAAATCTGCGAGCCTTTGCGAAACTGTTGAAGAGGAGAAGGCAGGCCCATTTAGTAACCTGGAAATTTGGATAACCCTAGACCAATCTTTCACTTTAAGGGAAGCTAGGACTGTATCCTCGGACAGCTTCCTTCTCTTTTCAGCTGAAGTCATTTTCCTTGGGGCAGACTTCTTTGTTTTCACCAGAGCAGCAAGCTGGGCAAGCCAGCCTAGAGGCTCAGAAAGGGTGTCCGTTGAAGGAGTCAGTAGGCTGCAATAGGTTATCATCTTCATCTTCCTCATCAGATTCAGGGTCATCGTCTTCTCCTGTATGCACAAGTCCTAGTCTAGCCTCAATACTCAAAAGCCAGGTTTCCTGCTTAGGAGTTAGAGACCAGGTTCTAATGGCTAGGGAGGGAAGAAACTCATGTCTTTCCTTAGAGGATAAGTCTCTACCTACCGCAGCTTCAAAGATAGCTTCTACTCTTTGTTTAGTACTCTTCTCCATCTTGAACCTCCCTCTCTTCAACTTGATAGGTCCATCCTGCATTGATATCCATTTTGTTATTCCTATTAGCCAGGAGTGCCAGATGCTCCTTATGAGGTCTATTAGCGTAACCCCATTCCCCTGCATTCCAGGTATTTGGATCAGCATTATTGCGACGGACTAGACGAGCTAGAGTTTTATCCTCCTTCTCTGGGGCAGCCTTTGAATCCTCCCAGATTGGAGACTGATTGTGATACGCTTCCCACTCTGCTTCTGTAAGGCCAACGACTTCCCCTGGTTCGGCCTTGTTTATTTTTGCCAGGGCCTTCTTTAGTGCGGCCAATTGTGACTGCTTGATAATATATTTCATCTTCTTGATTCCTTAGAAAAAAAAAATCAGTGAAAGGTTTTACCATCCAATCCTACGATTACATTCTTTGAAGCCTTACCCTCCTGTTTATCCCTTTCCCTGTCTGTGATAGGCTCCATACCTTCAATAGCTACATCATAGATTCCAAAGGTATCCTCCATCGCCCTAGCAAGAACTGCATTCCTATCTACGGCTTGATCCATTAGGGCCTTGGGAATTACCTTAGCCACCTCTCCTACTTTCCAAATCTCCATCTGATCTGTCAGGGAATTGTGGCGAATCCCTGAGAACTCTGCCTTCTTTAGTTCTGATGCACACATAAAATCTGGGTGGTCAGGGCGCTTGCTGTCAAAGTCATCATCCTTCATCCTTGCTTTTCTCCTCTTGATATCCATCTAACTACTGAAATAGCAGGGACCTTTGGGACTTCAAAGTTCATGGGAGGGGCTTCCTCAGTTAGCTTGGAAAGCTCTATGCCATAAACTACCCCATGCTTCCTAATTTCCCCTACGAAGTCCTGAAGATGATAAGCATCCCTGAATGAAAGTGTTACTCCCCCTCTATCCTCAATGTAGATAGGCTTATGCTTCAGCTTATCCATAATTCCACTTACAATTTTACTCATACTCATAATTCCTTCTTTCCTGCAATACTAAATCCATCACCTTCTTATTCTCTAAGAAATTAAGCATTCCCTTTTCGAAATGCCCTGATCCTCTGGAGAAGTAAATTCTATCCTCAACTTCCTGCTCTACTAGCCTAACGGGGATGCCCTGGAAGATGGACTTCATGGCATACTCATACCCTCGATACTCTTCTTTGGCATTCCTTCTTTGTTCCCTCTCTTCAATCCACTTTCTTACGTGATGCATAAGCTTTGCAATCATATTAGTCAAGCTCCTTTAGCTTATTGAAAATCTGAGCTTTGTACGAAGGCATTCCTATAATCCTGGTAGTAGTTTCTAGGAAGCATAGCATTCCCCTAGTATATTCTAGCTTTTCCTCCAGGAGAATTCTGATTTTAACCTCATCTGCAAGGGATCCCAAAGACCTCCCGTCCATAAAAGAGTCCATCGCGTAGCAGTATCCTTCATGCTGCTCCCTTCTTTTTCCTAAGGTTATCCACCATTGCATCATACGCTTAAAGATAGCCATATTAGTCAAGCTCCTCTTCTGTAAGATACCCTGCATTTAAAAGATTATCATCCCATTTCTCTTCCATTACTGTCTTGGTCATATATCCTTGTTTCCCTCCAGCTTTTACAAGTTGAATTTTGGAAGCCCTTGTCAAGCCTAGGATAATATCTGTAAGCTCGGCAACCTTGTTAAGGTCTTTATGTACCAGCTTCCAGAGTTGATTGATTGACAAAGGCTCATGGCTTCGATTGAGAACCTCTAGAATAGCCGCAGTTGCTGCGGAATTCCTTGACCTTCCGAATTCCCCAAGTGCTTTTGGCATTCTTCGTTCAGCAGCTGAGAGTATTGTGTTAGCGTTAATTGCGTCAGAGGCTGTGATAATGTTTCTTGAATCCGCTGTCGCAAGAATAATACAAAGCTTGAGTAAGTGTGTAAATCTTCTGGAGGAGTAGTGGGTAAATCGAACGTCCTCAATGGGTTTGAATTCTTTATAGATTCTGTCAAAGGTACTCTCCGATTCAGGATCAAAAGCTAATGGGCCTCTTGCACTTTCTCTCATATCTTTTAAGCGACTTACAATTTTATCCTTGAACTCCTGGCTGACTGGCTTAGGGAAGGTGATTCTTTTACCTGTAGCTTCTGATCCTACGAAGATAAATCTGGAGCAGAATCCATTTCCTACAGCTTCCGGTGGGATGCAAAGTGCGAAACCTTGTTGAGTGTTACCTCCTAGGATATTGATGGTAGGCTTGATTATGAAAACATCCTTGCCTGTGAGTTTAGGATGATGGAAGTGGGGAAGGTTATCCCATAGGTTAGTGAGATTGGTAACAAACTTCATATCTCCCTGACCCATGAAATCATTGAACTCCCCTGCTACCACTAGAGTCTCTGAGGCCCCCTCCTCCACTAAGGTATCAAGATCTAGGTCATAAGAATCCTCTGCTCCTATCTCAGACTTTCCTATTCCGGCAAGGAACATTTCCTTGGAAACTGCATCGGGAGCGAATGTTCTATATCCTGAAGCTCGAAGGGCGTTGACACCGGGATTGATAGCGGTTCCTTTCCTTGCCCCGGCTGGTCCCATGAGCATAACATATTGATTTGGATAGATGACTGAGTGACCGAAAGGCAGCCAAACATTTCTTCCTAGATTGGCTCCAAGGATTGATAAGGCTGTCCATCTGTGATAGATATCGGGGGCTTCACTCTCCCCGATGTACTTGAAATAATCCGTGAAGAAATCTTCCTTGTCAATCTGAATTCTCCTCGTTGCATTGATCATGAAAGCAGGCCCGGATCTTTCTAGTAACTCCTCTTAATATTCTACGCCGGCCCTCCTTTATATGGCATGGGATACCCTGCTTATCAGCTGCTGCAATATCTTCGCCTAAAATACCATTATAGGTTATCATAGCATTATAGATACACTGTAATTCTACAACTGTTAAAGCTCCTAGGATAATTCGATTCTTCTTTTTCATTAAGAATTCTCCTCTTTATCTTTTTGCATGAGATTCAGGGATTCCTGAAGATTTGAGATCTCTGAAAGAATCCTGTCCCTCTCCCGGCGGTTGTCCATTAAAGCCCTCTCTAGAAATTCTAGTCTAAGACAGGTATCAATGCTTTCATTACTGCGCTTGAAGCAATGAACCCACAAAAGTACTTGCTCACTGGAAGCTCGCCGTAACCAGTTATAGCGCCCACTATCCTGCAAGGAATCCTTGTCCATTAGAAATTCTCCTTTCTATCCTCTTCATCATGCTGGATAACATTCAAGTTATTGCAATCCTTCTTCTCATCTAGGAAAGCTTGCAGCTCTGGCCATTCTTCTGAGTAGCCATAGTCCGCTACAAGATGGATCTCAGAGCTTTTAACTCCTATTAAGCCCCACGCCGTTGAGATTACTTTGTATTTCTCAGGGAAATCCTGTTGCTTAACCCAGTCCCTTGCCATTGAAGGGATTCTTCCGAATACGTATTTCATTTTAGTTCTCCGTCTGTGCCAGAATCCTATTAAGAGACTTTGGAGGGTTCATAAGAATACCATACAGCTTGACAGGATCGAAACATCTGTGGCAGATAATCCTATAGGCTACATAGGATTTCCTAGAGTACTCTACCCGCCTAACTCCTACTTCATGGTAAGTATCAGTAACCTCTCCGCAATTTGAGCAGCATTGGGTCATGATTGTGCCTTCCTCTCTATAGTCTCTCCCCAACTGGGGCCTTCCTTGTAATCAACAGGGATTCTTAGTATCCTGCCGTGGATTGTAACTGGATTTCTAAAGCATTGAATTGCCTCATCCCGAATTTCTGGATAGGCTGTCATGTATTGGAAAGGCGCTGAGTCATGTACTTGAGCTTTCATCCTCAGTTTAATGGGCTCCCTTTTCTGCATTTCCCAGAGCTTCCACCAGCCAATATTGACTATGGTAACAGAAAGATTCTGTGGCCCATGAGCGACAGCCGAGGCAAAGGTTTGATAGTGCTTGGCAGGATCTCCGAAAAACCAACGCACATGACCCAGAGGACTACGAAGCATATGAGTAGCCGAAATTTCATTCTTAATTTCCTGATACCACTTACGAATTCTTTTGAAAGGCTCATGGTATTTCTCAAGCAGGAGTCCGGCAAAAGATTTCATAGTCATTTCCACCTTCCGCAGCTTCGCTGAACCAGCTGTAGGGGAGGGTGTTATGACTATTCCCAGAACCAGAGCAGCAAAGAGAAGATTATCGACTCCAGCGTTTTCAATGAATGTTTGTTCCTTCATCATGTAGTTAGTGCCATGAACAATCTTCTTCAAGACTTTATTCCTGAACTCCTTGGTTACTTTCTCATACTCCATTCCAAAGAATAGAGTTCCAAGAGAAGTGTAGAAGTCCTTACCTGGAGTTTCAAGTGCCTGAATAAGGGCTAAATCTTGTGCCAGGTATGCAGTGCAACGGGCTTCACTTTGAGAGTTGTCAGGCTCACATATTGTATAGCCTGGATCAGCGACAAGCATTGTTTTGGCATACTGAGGGATATTTTGTACCTGAGTCCCACACCAGAAGGAAGATTTTTTACTAGCCATCCTTTCAGTTTCCGTCCCGAAGGGGTCAAGGTGATATAAAAGTCTACCCTCTCGTTGTATAAAATTAAAGTAAGTGCTGATCGCTTTTCGATTCTCTCGGTAAGAGGTAAGTCTTGTTGTGACGGCTGCCAGGATAGGATGCTGTTCACCAATAGCTGAGAGATTCTTGGCGTCTGTTCCTCGCACAATCCTTGTACGCCTGCCGTTAACTTTCTTGAATCCGATATGCGGGTCTTTTGCCCCAAGTACATCATAGAGGTAGTACTGAACCTGCTTAGGGGAGGAAGGATTGAAGCCGACTTTCTTTTTCCCACTGATATCTCCTTTATCATCCAAGATTATTTGCAATTCTTTAAGCTGTTTCTCTACTAGGATTTCTCTCTCTGCTTTGAGCCTGCTTCTCTCTGACTGGTCAATTGCAAATCCCTCGAAGGCACAATAGAGGCAGGGATAGACGAGTTTGAATTGCTCAGCGTAGTTCTTTCTGGCATAAGCAGGTAAGTGTCTGAGATAATGAAGCGCAATCCTGGCTGTGTAGAATGTATCTTTCGCATTGTATTCCCAATACTGGTTAATATCTTTTCTTGAGGAGGCTTCCTTAGCTTGAGGTTTCCACTGATAGAAGTCAGGAAGAACAAGGGAAGCTACAAAATCCAAAGACTTCGGGAGGGAGCAATACTGAGCATGTGCCATTCCCATTGTATCAATACAAAAGTTCCTGGGAAAGATTCTATGGGCAATAGAGTGTAGGCAGTCATACTGCCCATTATGCATCGCCTTGGGAACTGAGGTCTCACAGGCATCTTTAAGGAACCAGTGGGCCAAGATGTATTCATCCGTGGAGGGCCAATGACAGGATAGGAAATTCCAAAAAGGCAGGACATAAGTTATGAATTCTCCCTTAGTTGTAAAGCATGTGAAGGAAGCACAAGTAATTACTGTATGGCCGTTTTCGACTACATCTTCAACATCGTAGATGTTGGCTTCCTCATCTGTTTCATTAAGGCTTTCCTGTGGAGGGCTTTCCAGAATCCTGCCCTCTGGGGAAAGGGTAACTGTTTCGATATCATACGCCACAAATAAACTACTGGCTATGCAAGCCAGGGCTGAAGGGAATTTCTGTGTCTCATCCAGAACTGAGAAACTAAATCCCTTCGACACTTTAGTGTCGAGTCTTTTGAATTTTGCCAGGTCTGTTTCAAGGATAAATCTCCCATGAATTACAGAGTTTATTTGGAGAAGGGAATTGCCTACGATTATAGGAACGGAGTAATCAAGACGACTGCCCCGATACAGATCAAGAGTAGGTCTAGTTCCAGGTACGCAGTTGGCCAGCGTTTGCGCATTAACGAGAAAAATTCCTTGGCAGCCATGAGCTTTAGCCTTATCAATAAGTTGGGAGATTGTCAGAGCTTTAGCTGTTGAGATAGCTGTGTAGCCCTGGCTCTTAATGAAGTAGGAGAGAACAGGAAGCATATGCCTCTCATTCTCTTGGAAATTGACTAGGATTTTCATTCCCTTTTGTCCTTAGGATTAGTAAGGCAGGGGAGAAGGGGGATGTTTAAGACCTTAACCTTTATCCCATCCATAAGCTTTGTTACCGTTCCTAGAGAGGAAAGACTACAGGGCTCCATCATAATAGCATGCCAATGTCCTTGAAGGATTCTAAGGACTTGAAGTTGCATGTTATTCTCCCCTGCCCTATACCCTTCTAGGTAAGCAGCTCTAGCTTCGAAAGATCTCTCTTTAAGTTCCATGGTTTTAGTCCTCCTCAGTTTCACTGGCAGGTTGCACCAGCTTATGGTCTGTGCATTCGAAGGCTGAGATAATTGCAGAAGCCACTTCATCTGAAACTTCCTTGGCAAAGGCTGTCCTTGCAAAGATCAGCTTCCTATATTTCTCCCTTAGCTCTTGCGGCCAAGGCTGCCCCATTTTGGAGAGAGAGATTTCATCCCTTAGTCCGCCTAGTTGAAGCATCTCCTCTGTGTTAAGGTCAATAGTTTCTTCCCTGGTTACTGCAATATTATTAACTTCAAGGGAGATACGAATTCTTCCGTTAAAGGGTTTCACGTTTTGGACTCCTTTACAAAGTAAGGCTGCGCTGGCTGCGCCGTTAGAAAGCTTGCAGGGAAGGCACCCAGCCTTTGGCTAATTAGCTTTAGCTGGGTGCCTTCAATACTACTCTCTTACTTCTTTACTTTCTTACCTAGGCGAAGCCTAGAGGCTAGGGGAGGAAGCGGAGATTCATGAATTCAATCTCACCAAATTTCCCGTAAGAAATCCGGCCATTGAATTCATTATCCTCCTCCAGAAGGGCAAACATGTTGCCAAGAGTGATACCTGCCAGGGATTCCAGCTTCATGATTTTCTTGAAATCACGCTTGAATTTCTCGATTCCATCCTTATTACCTTTGTATTTCTTGGTAAAGAGGGAACCTTCCGGGACAGGAGGCTCAGAATCCTTGACAAGCTCCAGGGTTTCGACCACTGCGATTGTGACTACGATATTCTGGCCTGACTGTGCTTCCTTATCTCCCTTAGCTTCATAGGAGAAGTCCTTGATGGCTGCACTGATTGCCTTAAGGCGATAGTCACCAGCAGGAGGGTTGAGGTAATCAGGAGCTTCAGCAAAAGCATCCAGATTCTCGTCGTTGTCCAGCATTTCATTCAAGTCAAGCAAGGTGTTTTCGGTATTGGCATTCATGGTTTTTAGTCCTATTAGTTATTAAGGATTGATTGTTGCTGGAAAGAAATACTTCATGTCAGGATTGCCTTCTTTCTCAAGACAGACTCCTGCTCTGCTTCTGGCTTGGACATTCGGTTTTCCCAAGGTACTACTGATTCCTGTGTGCTTACCTCCTCCTATTCTAAGATTGATGACGGTTCCAAAATATCCTCCTGCCTTTGGTGCAAAGGTTGAAGTTCCAAGCATAGGGAATTCTACAGTTTTTACAATCTCCCTATTTGGAGGCTTACCTTGGAACGTATGAATGTACATTGTATGAGCCGTCATTATCGTGTGACCATACCTTCCATTTTGAACTACTTGCAGGATAGCTTTGAGGAAGTTTAGTGCAGTCCCCCAATCCTGGATTTGCAGTATAGCATCATCCGACTGCCCTTTCAAGATAAAATTCACAATTGCATCAAAGAAAGCAGAGCCATTGTCAAAGACTAGGACATCTCTATTAGTAAGTGAAGTCATGTTAAAAGACTGGAAAGGCAGCTTGGCTTTGCTACAGGCCAAGCAATTCATCCTGGAATGCTCTTCACAGAGTGATAAATCTGTTGTGGAGGAGTACATCTTTTGAATCGTGTTTAGGACATAAGGCTCCTTTCTGGTGTCTCCCATGCGGAAGGGGATGATTTTTTTCATTGCGGAATCCGGGAGGCTCATATGGAAGAGGGTTTCCATACTGTTATCCAGGTCCAGCCAGAATACTCTTTCAACCCAAGGGATTCGGGCAACTGTTGCGGCTGTCCTTGTTTTACCTACTCCTGAGTCGCCATAGATTAGGATGCTTTGATTCTTAGGCTCTTCTTTGTATTTCTTACTTAGGGCTAGTAGGTCCATTCTGGTTTTCTCCCTTTCTAATTTCCTTCTCAGCCAGCTTTGCGTAACCTTGAATATCTACCCAATGATCTGCGAAGTTTGGATCGCCTGCAAAGATTCGTGCAGCTTTCTGGATAATGTTATCCAAGGCTTCCCTTTGGACTCGGGTTAAATTTACCCATCCTTCTTTATTACGGAATATATTTTTTAATTCTTGGGAAATTTCTGCTACATCTGCGAATTCCCCGTGGGTTCCCTGTCTTTCTTTCAAAATATCTTTCTTCATATCGGAATGGATAAGATCGGCTCCCTCTTTGGAAGCAAACTCCTTGGCGGCTTTTACCATATTCCTAAAATGTACCACCTCTTCGTATTCGGATTCAGACAATAGGACATAGATATTAGTTTTAAGAAAGTTATTATCATAGGGCGTAATCATAAAGAGTCTGTTGCTCCCTGCAATAGTAGGATCCTCTAATCCCTGCTTTGCAATGTCTGACATGGAGTAGCATTTCATAGTTAAAATATCCTTTTCATGTGATCTTGAATCAAATCTTCCAGGTTGAAAGTGAATTGATACTCTTTCTTATCTTCCTCTATTTCTTTCTCCTTATCTAATGCATGTAATCCACAGGTTCCAAAGTGAAAGCAGGGTTTATTATACTTCAAGCAAGCTGCTCCCCTTTGAGGGAAGATTCCCATAGCCTTCATCTTGGCAAGTCTTTCAACATCCAAGCCTAGGGTAATGAAAAAGTTGAGCCGGTCTTTTAGATTCTTCTCAAAGGAAAGGGGAAGAATCTGGGGCTGGAAACCATTGCCTGCTCCAACCCTTCCTACAAAGTAATGCACATCATAATCTGAATAGGCCTCTCCTACAATTTTATCCAGGACTACACTATAGGCAATCAGTTGAAGGGAGTTTGCATAGACCGGGGAAAGGTCATAGAGAGCCAAGCCTGTTGTCTTAGCATCCCAGACTGCATATTTCCCTGTCCATTTGTTTCTGATTGCTAAGTCCAAGTAGCCTACAAAGTAAAAAGTTTCATCAATATTCACTCGGAAGGACAATTGACTTGCGGGTTTTCCAGCGAAGCTGGCTACTTCCCAATCTTCTAGGAATGTATCCAGGGAGGGAAAGGCTGCCATTACCATATTCACTGCATGAAGATCGGTTTTCTTTACAGAATATGGAACCTCCACCATTATGGCTTTGTCAGCCGAAGGCTGGGTAACGTCAGGATAGGCCAGCCAGGTTTCCCAGATAGCCCTCTCTTTATCTCCGTGGAGGATGTAAGAGACGCATCCAGCTTCAAAGGCATGCCCGAAAGAGAAGTTATCACTTACGGTTCTTCCGTTTTCCCTTTCTAGAAGCCTATTAAGCTGAAATTTCCTCTCACAGGTCAGCATTTCCTCCAGGGCTGAATGGGATAGTCTGATCATTTTTCCCCTTCCTTCTTCTTAAGCTAAAAAATTTAAGGTTTCCAAGAGTCATTTATTTCAATAACCTCTTTATCCTGGATCTGTTGGACTACCTTCCTAATAGAGGACATGACTTCTACTATCTTCAAGACCCTGTAGGTTCCTGGGCATCGTTTAGCTAATCTACAAGCCTCATCACTAGCCTCTTTCTCTGTAGCGTGCATATGCTTTGGAGCCATGCCATGATCTGCACTTACCATATACAGATTATATGAGGACTTTTCCTCTCTCCCCTCATTATTCAGAAGCTGTTGCATCTCTTCAGGAAGTCCGGCTAGGATAGCCTTCAAATGTCCAATTTTTATAGCATGTTCCACCATGCGAGTAAGGTCAGAGAGCTTGAAAGCCTGAGTAATAGATACCTCGACGTAAGGCTTTGCATAGCCTGGGATATCTTTAGTTGTTGTGATCTTAATCATCTTTAATGTCATCCTCAGAAGGGATTGTAATTGCCACTGTAGCACGGTAGACAAATTTCTTTTTCCTAAGATCAAATTCAATCCTCAGATTCGTGAATTCCTTAGGTTTATTCAAATCCTCAGGGAGAATTCCATGTTTCAGCATTGCAATTGCCGAAAGGTAGGAAGTTATTTGCAGGCTTACTTCCTTTGTCATGGGAGAATGTGGCAGGGAAAGAATCAAAGGCTCCAAGGGTAGAAATTCTTGGGGTGTTAGATTGATATGGATTAGCTTAATCATTTGCTATTCATCCTCTAATTTCAAATCCATCGTAAGCTTAACAGTGGGCTTCGCTGGCTTCGCTGGCTTCGCCGCTTTGGCTTCCACTGCAACTGATACCATTCTTTTAATGGAAGCAATTGCCATTCCCAAATCTTCTGGTACTAGCAGGGAACAGGCTGCTGGATTTTTCAAGAGTACTACTCTCAAGTCATCCATTTCTGTTTTAAGATCCGTTCCAGCTAGCTCAGAGAGTTGCTTAATCCTGGATTGAATTTCATGGGTTAATTGCTTCTCAGCTGCGCTGATTTCCATTCTTTATCCTTTTCTATTGTCATTCTTCATTAAGCTGTTTAGAGGGTGCGAAAAACTGCTGTTTAAGTCTGATAAGACAGTCCTCTGCTTCCTCAATGGTAGAGTAGGGAAGGGCCATGTAGCAACTACCCTCAATCACAACTCTGTGAGGGGGGAAAGGAACTTCAGCGGATACGATACGAATTGATGTAACCCTAGACTTTTTGATAATATATCCATTATCTAGGTGCAGGAAGTTATTTCTTTTAATAGTCATTTTACATATCTCCATCAAATAGAATCTCAACCCCTTCGGAGTTGGCGTTCTCGTGGATAGGAATCATATTACTAGGATGGATACTTTGGGGCAAGCCCAGCTGCGCTAGTTTAGCTGAAAGAATTTCCGCTGCCTTCTCTGGATTTGGAGCCGAGACTACTGCGGAAGTTCCATATTGGAGAATGAAACCTTTGAAATTTACACAGGTATAGATCATTCTTTACTCTCCTTCCTCTTTACGAGCTTTTCTACTGAACATTTTGACTTTCACAGAAGCTGGCTTGACAATCGAAATTGTCATATCTACCCAGCCTTCCCCTTCCTTTGAATCTTCATTAATAGAGAAGGAAAGCTTATTCTTTTCCAATTCAATTCCCTGAGAATTGGCATTCCTTAGGAGCCTGGCTTTGTGATTCTTGATTCCAGTTTCTACCTTTCGGATTTCAGAATGTGGGATTGTAATTATTACATCCCCTAGCAAGGCTTCGCCGTAAATATCTTCATAGGTGATACTCTCAGCTTCGCTGGCTTCACAGAAGGGCGGAAATTCCAAATCTTCTTCAATTTCATTCTTCATCTTTAATAGCTCCTTTGCACTTAAGCTCCTTGGCTTCCGCACATATTGATTTGGAAACCTCTGTACAGTAGGCTACAAATTTCACAAAAGGATTATATAGGGTACTGGTACGGCTCTGTACCGCAATGTTTAGGAATTCGACAACTAGCTGACGCATCAAATCAACTTGCCCTTGTAGATAAATCTTCTGCTCTTCGTCTGAACGGTTCATAGTAGTTTCTCCTTTTTCAAATCTTCAATGATATCTAAAACTTCCCCATGAGAAAGCCCCATGAGGTAAGCTATGTAAGCTGTTACATTATTACCCTCAAACACTCCTAAGGGGCGTCCTTTCTTAATCTCCCCGAAGTGATGCTGCTTTCCTATTAGCCATTCTATTATGTAGGAAGGAAATTCAGAATAATTCGGGGAAGAGGGAAGGAAGGGATTTTTGCTACACATTATCAGGCAGGTTTGTTTTTCAGCCAGGAGCATCGTAATCCTCCCCTAATCCCTCATACTTATTGGGATAGTAACTTAGGTGAAGCTTGGCCCACGATTCATAAGCCTGCTTTGGAGTTTCTCCCCTTCCCTGCAGGAAGCCTGTTCTTATCTTACATATCCATATGCTCTTCTCATTAAAAATTCTGTGGTAGGGACGGGATATGTAGATATGGGGATTAATGAAGCTATATTTTCTCACAAAGTACTCCTTCCCTCATCTGCTGATTAGCGTTGAAGAATTCCACCTTTTCCCTGATTGAATTACCTTTAATTCTGGGATTTTGTATTGCCTTATCTACCATAAACTGCTTCCCAATGATTACTACCTGCTCCCTTGCCCTTGTTACAGCAGTGTAAAGGAGTTCCCTGAAAGCCATGATGGAATGATCTTTATGCAGGAGCAAGAATACCTTTCTCCATTCACAGCCCTGAGCTTTATGAACTGTTAATGCGTAAGCCAAGGAAAAGCTCGATTCGGAAAGATCCCCCACTTTGGAGAGTTTAATTTCCTCTTCTGTATCTTCTAAGACTATTGTCACTACGGCA